TAAAGACATATTCCACTTAGGTATTTCACCTGCCCACAGAAGTGCTAAGACTTGTCTAAATGCTTTAGCCCAACCCTCTTTACTGTCTTTGACTATAATAGTTGTATCACTGTCGAACATCGTTGGTACTTCAGGTAGTTTAGATATAAACTGTCTCTCCACACTAAACCCAACACCAGTGCCACACAGAAGTATAAACATAGCTTCATCAAAAGATTTAGGGTCGTCTACTGGTAGGTAGCTGCAATTGTAACCTGCTGTGTTATCTCGCTGCAAAGCTGGCCCTGCCGTCATCATCGCTCTCATGGATGGCATAACTTCAAGAGATACTATTGCATCATACAACTCTTCTCTGGTATCTGTGTCCATGCCGTTTGTTTCGCATACTCGGTCAACATACCTAGACACAGTTTCATGCCACGTTTCTCTACGACCTTCCGTGTCTAACCATCGGGCGTAACGTGATTTGTGAATAAATGATTGATAGTCTGTTGGCAGATAATTACCGTCCATAGTCTTTCCCTTTTACTTTAATTTTTTCTATTTTTACATCGTCTATATCGTGCAGCGCATTCGCTACTACGTCTTCTACATCTTCTTCGTGAGCCTCTTCTACTAAAGATAATATATTACCGTCCTCATCTACTTTCATAGTGAAGCTAACATGAAAAGATTTAAAGTTCATCCTTTGTTTGCCATACGTTCTGAATATGTAAGAAGTCTATTCATATACCAAGAGCTTTTCTTTAGATCTTCATCACCATTTTTATATTGCTCTCGCCAAGTATATTTTATCATGTTGCCTTTGCAGTAGCCTCTAAACTCATCAGGGGTAAGTGCTGCTTCGATAGCTTCTATACACTCAATTCCTGCGTGGTTATAATGTGGTGGTTCATTAACCATGTCGTCACTCATGCGTTGCCTTTCGTTTTTGTAGTAGGTCCAAACTTAATGACTTTACCACCAGAAGTTTGTATTTCTACTTCAGGCAATCCATTAGCTTCTTCCTCTGCGTCTTGTTCAAACATCTTAATTACTTCATCTCTTCTTTGTTCTACAACTTCCATGATGTTTGGATAATCGTGAGCTATGTCTAAGAAAGCTGACAAGAACGTAGCACATTTTACTAAGTCACTAAGTATAGCTTTGTCTATATTGCTCTCTGGCCCCATAGCTAGACCCGTAGATATTAGACCACTCCATACGCCATCTTCATCAAAGTTTATGGGTCGCAATATTAACGCAACCTCATCATCTGCTAAAGTGTATCCCATTATATATCCTTTCTTTTTGTTTTTAACTTTATCACGGTAGCTTTAGTATATCTACCTTTTTCTGTTAGCCATTCTAACGGTATAACTCTATGCGCCCATTTGAATCCGTGCTTCTCACACCATCCAGAATATCGGGTCTTAGAACCCTTGTACAGTTTAGCTTGAGCATTACTAAAGACAAACCTTATATCTAACTCAGGGTGCTGCTTTTGAATAGCTAAATGCTTGCGCCTATCTTCATTATCGAACAGCCCTTTAGCTTCACATATGATACCGTTGTCTAACTGAAAGTCAGGTGTGTAGGTACGATACCGAAGATCCTCCCACTGAACTTTAAGCAGTTCGTAGCGTACTTCTTTTTGGTGATGTGTTAGGTATTCAGCAAGTGTTTCTTCGAGGCCACTGCGATAGCGTCTAGAGTTGTGTCTGCGTCTAGCTTTAGTCTTTTTTGCCATCAGATGAGATCTAACTGCTTTTCTTGAATGTCCCATTTTTTATATGATTGCACAGAGTCAATTCTTTTTATCATTTTTTCGGGGCAAACTTCTCGTCCTTTGTTTTTAAAGTTTCTAGCTACGTTAGTGCTATCTGCGGAAGCGAAGGGCCATACATCTCCACACAAAGAAAGACCCCTCATCATATGAACCCAACTTCTATTTCCTTGTTTTGTCAATGCGTTCCAAGCCTCGTCACATCTTTTAACCCAAGTTTCAGATCGAACTTTCCAATATTGCCCAGATGATCCAAAACAAAATCTTGGATAATTGTCTGAAATTTCAAGTAACCAATCTATAGATAAGTTCATGTGCCAAACAGGTGCAGACAAATCTTTACTGTGCGGCCATTCTTTTAACAACTGTTTTTGATCTTTAACTTCTCCTCCTATAATATCGGGAATTACTGCCCAGTGAGGAGGGTATAAATATTGATCAACCCAAGAAATGTAATTTTTATAATTAAATTTTTTTCCTTTTGTGTATGAAGAAAAAGCTCCATTGTCCCACATTACAGACTGTGCATTTCTAAAACACCATTCAGCATTTCTTGGATCAGAATAACTTACACAAAAGTTTCTTCCTGCTAATTTAAATAACTCCAATTTAGGTGTAATTGGAGTCCCGTGGTAGTGAATCATTTTAGATATAACCAAACAAGAATAGCAGCAATCATTTTAGAAACAACCATTACAAAAAACGCTGTCCAACCAAAAAATCCTGCAACAGTCAAAAATACAAAGCTGTCTACAGGAACAGACATTGCAGAAGATAACAAGATTCTATCTCTCATAGATCGTTTTGTTTTTGTATAAACGGCCCAATCAACAGCTTCAGAAATTACAAATGCTAAAGCCGATGCTATGGCAATAAATGGATCTGCCATTATATAACTAAGGATAATTCCAATTAACATTGGTAACCAAACGTAATGTCCGATTTCTTTTTGTGTGTAGTCTCTTAGGATAAAAACGGCTCCAACCAAAAATGTCATTGGAGGTAAGGCTGCACCAAATACAAACCAAGGAGTTAAAGCAGAAAATCCATAGTTTATTACAACAATAGAAACAATATACAAGAAACCATATTTCATTCTTTCTTATCCTTGGATAGAGAAGCCTTTAATTCGTCTACTTTAACTCTTCCTATCGCATTAACACATTGTAACATATGACCGACTACATTTGATGTAGTTGTGTTAACTTTTAGAACTTCAATTAATTCTTTCTGTTCATCAGTCATGTTATTTGTGTCGTAGTCTGTGCCTTCGATTGTCATCTTTACCATTATGCTGCCTCGTTCTTTTCGTTTAAGATCTCTGATGGATCATATTTTTTTATTAGTTTCCAGTAAGTCAAAAGACTGTTGAACATAGCTAAGTGTCTTTCGTGGGTATCTTTATCCCACTTGTGTACTGCTATTAACTCAGGGTCTTCTCTGTCTACAAATATAGATACTCTTTCTGGGTCTTTAAAGTTACACCCCTCAGCGTAAGCTGATAGCTGCATTCCGTGATCGTCAAACACCAACTTAGATGCCTTCTTATCTTTTAACCCATCCTTTGTTTTAAAGTCAACAAATATTCCTGACTTAGAATATAAATCTATTTTACCACCATAGCCGTTGGTAGAACAAAATGAATCTTCAGCTATCCACGTTTCATCAGGAAACTCTTTATCTAAATAATCTTTAATAACTTTATATGCTTTAGTCTCTGAACCGCCCATGAAACCCTGCTCAATCATAGCATGTATAATTGTACCTCGTTCCGCAGCTTTACGGCCTATGTCCTTTGAGTCTTCTTTACATCGGTGTGTAAATGCTTCTAGTGATTCACCAGGATCTTGCTCTAGTGTAATAGCTGAGTTCAGGGCTTGATTGATCTTCCAGTTTTCTAAGGACGGCTTTGCAGCCATCCCTATTATTGTTGTAACGGAAGGTACATATCCGTGTTGTCGTGCATCTCTTAGAGTAGTATTTCTTTCTCTACCATTTGCTCCGACTATTGTGTAAGTAGGCAAGCCATCTTTATTGTACCAATGCCCTGCCTCAGAAAGTTGCTCCATTAAACTGCAACACCCTCAACATCAACAAAGGCCTCAACAAGTTCAGCATCTGAACCTTTCAACTCTTGCGTGTTGTGTTCTTTCCATTTGTCTAAAACAAAGCCGTCAGACCATTTAATCCATTCTTGAAATGCCCCAAATGTTTCTGTGTCTTCATCCTTGAGATCAACTTCACCTTTAACGGAGAACAAGATAGTCGCATATGTTTGTGGAACTGTCTCTATCTTTGAGCCTAAAGTAATACTTCGCTTCAGGAGTTTAGCTTCAATAGGTACAGAGCTATCATCCTTAATTTGTTTTAAAACGTCCGTTAATGCTTTGATACTATCTTTGTTCTTGATGTCTAAGATAAATGGTATCTCATCGTTGTAACCACTTAACTCATTGCCCTGCTCATCTAAAGCAGCACCATTAAACTTAATTGTACCAAACACTATTTTAGTGCGTTTAACTGCTCTCATTAAATCTTTGACTTGTTGAGATAGGGCATCATATTCTTTCTTTGAATGATAGCCTGATGGTCTGCCAATATTAAATGTACCTTTAGTATCTTTTAAATCGCTGTAAAGATTGTTAGCCATCTCAGTGCGATCCATAACATTATTAATTGAATCCCAGTGAGTCCACTGTTCTTTCATAGCAAAGATTCTAATCTCAGGTTCGATACAATAAACAAAATCATCATTGACCTTTAACCTGAATGTACCGATAGGCAAAACTTCTATCTTAGTCATCTTGCCTTTAACTTCTTCATCCCCCATCACAGATTTATGCATAATGCTAAGTCGAGCTAGAGTAGATGATTGTTTGTTGCTGTTATCATTCTGGGTTGATAGCCCCATCATGTCAGCTAGTGCCTGTCCTGAGACACCTGATATTTGTAGTTCTGTATTCATAATTTACCTTCATATATGATATGTGAAAAGAGTTATAGTTATACTATATAACGTCCTTTGTGTCAAGCCAATTTGGTCCTATTTTCGCTTCCAAAAGCATGGGTACATTCATTTTTACATCATATGCCTCCTCAATAATTTTATCTAAATCTTTATTCATCTGTGATATTATTTCTATTACTTTATTTTTTTCGTGTGGATGTACATCAACGACAGTTGAGTCATGTACTGTATTAACTAAACAGGACTGCAAAGGCTCTAATCGTTTGTGCATTTCAAGTAAAACAACTGGTACAATGTCGCCAGTAGCAAAACCTTGGACAGGATAATTCTTTATCATTGTGAAATGCGATGGCTGTCCGTTCAGTCTACGCTCTACATCAGGGAACGCATACTGCCGACCTGATGGTGTCGTTATCTTTCTGTGCCGTAATGCTTCATCACCGAGCCTCTTGTGCCATTTAGCTATACCTTTGTACTTATCATTAAAGTGCTTGTAGTATGCGGCCTCCGCTTTACTTCTGCCATATCCACTAGCTCCAAACAAAGGAGCAAAGGTATGTCCTTTAGCGACTTGGCGTGACGTTTCTTGCCCTGCATCGGAAATAACTTTGGCTGTATAACTGTGTACATCAAACCCAGTTTCTATCTCCTTCATGGCTGTTTCATCTTGTGATAAGAATGCTGCAACTCTAAACTCTAACTGAGCGAAGTCCGCCTCTAAGATATGCCCACCTTTCCAACGAGACACAAAGACCCGTTTAACGGGGAACGTACCTCCTCTTGGCATATTCTGCATGTTGGGGTTACGTCCACTAAACCTACCTGTTGCAGTAATATGTTGCGTTAAACCTACATGAAGAAAGCCATCCTCTTTTGTGTAATTGCTAATACCATCTACGAATGAGCTAAGGTAAGTTGATACAGCCGACAGTCGTTTTATATCTTCTAGAAATTGTATTGCTACGTCCATCTTCCGTGTCTTAGCTGTAGCGATAAGGATGTCTAAGTTACCCTTGCTCGTACTGAAGCCGTTTGCACTTACCCATGTCTTGTTCGGTGGATTAAATCCGAGCCCAGCTAACTTCTTGGTTTGTTCTAATTGGTAGCCTCTCGCTGAACAGTCCGAACATTTGTTAGCTTTCTTGAAGTTGCTACCATCTTTCTTCTTCTTAAATCTACTACCTACACCATTACATGTAGGACAACTGAATGCCCTTGTCTTGCGAAGCAAAGTACTATTAGCTGCTACAGCATCTCGAAACTCAGGTAAGTTACTCGTAAACTCAAAAAGATCAGCCCATTCTTTCTTATCCTTTACAGATCTGCTAAAGATAACTTGAGATACTTGCTCAGGACTATTTAGATTGATTGGGGTGTCACCCATAAGATCACGAATCTGTGTCACCAACCTACGTTCAATATCAGCTTTCTCTTGTTCAAACTCTTCTCTTACTCGCTGAAGGGCGACTCTATCCACACGGAATCCTGACATGTACATTCTGGTAAGGGTTTTACAGACTTCACAGGTAATGGCTCGAACTCTATCCATT